TGACTATGGAGTAGGTGTTTATATAATTTGTAAACTTGAGTGAATTTTCTGTGAAAAGTTTAAAATCAAGACCACTCCTACCATACTCTGCTTTATCTCCCCAACCCTCAATACTAGGCCATAGATCAACCTTCTTAAAATAACTCCAAAGCTGTTCTATATCATACCCTTTAAACAGTCCGCTATAAGAAAGATTAGTATTGTACGTAAGAGTTATATTTTTTGCGCAATTATTATCAACTAAAAATTGGAGCATCTTGTAGTGTCCTTCTTGTACAAAAGGTTCTCCTCCAGCAAAATATAGTATTTGTATATGGTTTTTTATCTTATCTACGTCTTCCCAAAATTCTTCATTATGGGTCCAATTATCGACATGCCCAGGAGCATCTGGTTCTAGCTTACCATAAAACTTTTCTTCCTTAACCCAACTTGACGAAGACCACGAAGAGCACATCCTACACTTAAAATTGCAGAGATTACCAAATCTAAAGTCTAAATATACTGGGGGAGTTGGAAGTGTTCCGTCAGGTTTTGTCTTTGAAAATAGAACATGGTATTGTGAGTAAAATTTGTTACTGCGTTGTCTGTGACTTTCAACACCGTCTTTCTCCCAGTCATAACAGATTTTACACTCTTCAGGTTCTTGTCCTGTTAACATCTGAACTCTAATACTTCTCATTCTATCAGAGTTCCAAGCTTCTAGAGGACGCTTTCCTTTATCAAATTGACCTTCATTAGATAGTGTAAAACAACACGGAGAATAGTTTCCACCTAAATCTCCATGCTGGTGAATCCACGGTAATATGCATCTTGTATCAGCCACGGGGTATAGTTCTTCCAGTTCCTGGGAAGCCTCCAAAGTGTAATTGATTGTTTCGGAGGGTACATGCTTGGAGAGATTTAGAACAAATGTCTCCAGAAGAATCTGCAGCAACTTCATTATTTGCTGCAATAGGATTAGTATTTGCTACAACTCCTGTAGCAGCTCCTGGTATCTGACCGCCACCAGGTCCAGGATATTGACACTCTGCACCTTTATAAACCCATTGACAAGTATTTTTATAATACTTTCTTTTGGGAGTAACAAGCTTAAAGTATTGTAACCAAGAAATTAAGTTAAATGTTGCTACAGAGTCGGTTAATTTCTCTAACTGATCAATTTTAAATTTGTCATCAACATAAGACTCAGGATCTGCTGCATCGTTAACTATGTAAAGCGGATCTCCAACTGCAACATTAGAATCAAGTTCATTTGATAAAAATAGAAAGCTATTCTCCTCAATAGCCTGAATAGTAGCTTCTGTTGTACCTATTTTAGCCCTAACATTGTCGCCAACTCTGTAGGGAAGTGCGTTGTAAACCTCAACAACATTTGATCTAATTGATTCTATATCACTATACTCGGGCCACACATCTAAAAAATTAGCAAAAGTAGTTTTAATCTCAACTACTCCTCCTAACAAGTCTCTAGTGTCCATCTTTTGCTCAACCCAAGTACCTCCTACATTTAAGGTCTGTGTTCTGTTAAAAGACGCATTAGCAGTGCCATAGTATGCAACAATGTCTGCGTCATAATTCAGCCCATCAGGATTAGAGGTCGTGCCGGGCACGGTGCGAGGGTCTATACCGTTCACTAATTCACCGTTTACTGTTGCTGTCACGGAATTGGAAGAGTTATTACCTGCTAAAAAAGGATCTTCAACTAATCTTGTGATAATATTGTCAACATTAAAAATATCTAGAGTAATTTCCTCTATAGTGCCTTCAGAGCCTTGAGATAAAGTAGAAGCATTCACAGGAAACGGAATGTAACTGGTACCCCCATAAGTAACATTATAAAGAATGTCAGATGTTAAATCACCGACTATTTCTGCAAATCTAACTGGAAAATCGTTTGGCCAAGCTTTACCTGATCCTTGACCACCTGGATTACCCGCATCATTAGGAGGATACCACTCGCCTGGGTAATAAAGAGAATATAAACGAACAATAGGATTTTGGGTAAAAGCATTCTTTTCTGCTTTAAAAGCGCTTTGAGCAATCGAGGAGACTGTTGCTATCGCACTGGTAGCGTTAGTTGAATAAACATTACTTAAATAATTAGCGGTGGTTAATAGCCCATCTCCACCCGCTGCTGTGGCGGTTACTATTGTATTAGAGTGCACTACCTCTGAAGAAGAAAACTCTTGTTGTAGATTATTTAACTTAACCTTTAACTCATTTGTAGTAAGATTGACATTTGCAATAGTGCCTGTCGTAGCAGTAGTATTTCCAATCAAAACATTTGTTGATTCGAATCCTGTGGCATCATTGACGGATAAAACTATGTCATAAGAGCGAGCGCTCATTAGTCAAAAACCCCTCGAAGCTTAAATGTAACAGTGTAGTAGTTATCAATAAGACGAGATCCATTTGAGTAAGTCTGTTCAATAGAAAGTGGACCCTCAAACCTTGTAGTTATAATACCACTTTCATTGATGTGTGACAAGTCAAAACTAAAGGATTCAAAAGTTCCGCTTCGAGCGTTGTAAAAGTTCTCTATAGCTGTTTTTTCAACACCTGTAACTGCAGTATATGAAAGGTCGTATGATCGCTTGGAACGTCTAGACTTTAACCGTCTTTTTTCATATCCAGCTTGTGACGCAAACGTAGTAACATCGAAAGCTCTTTCAGAACTGATTCCTCTGTCTGGTTTTCTGTCAGCCATTGATGTAAATCTATCTTGTGTTTCGACTGTAGAATCGTAGACTCGAATAGATAATGAGTCTCCAGAATAGTCTGAACCTAGAGGAGCACCTGATTGAACTGTAACCGCATTAGAAGAAACTATAGGAGCATGTGAGTCTGTGCGATAACGAGCTACATGAGCCATACGAACAAAAGATATATCCCCATTGAAGAACTCACCAGTAGAATCAGTGTTGGAATTAGCCCCAATCGATACATTTCCACCTGTTGCAGTGGCAGCTAGATACTCTGTGTGAGCTACTTTTACATTATTAACATAGAGCCTTAAATTTTGAGTAGAGGAGTCATAAGAAACTGCTACATGATAGTTTGATCCACCATTAGCATTACCGCCATATAGTTCTGTTATTCCACCTGCTCGATTTATTACAAATCCAACATTTGAGTTTGCACCTACCAAACGTAAATTATAATTGTTCGTAGCACTTCCATGACGAGCAAACAGTGTTTGGTTTGAAGCTAAAGAAGCTCCTACATCAGGACGTACCCAAGTATCAATAGTAAATGATCTATCATTCACGTTAAAATCATCATTGGAAGGAATGGAAACATAATCATCTGTACCGTCTAACGTGATGAACTTATCATCTCCGTAAGTTGCATAAGATGCAGATCCTCCAACAAAAGTTAAGGTGTGAGATGAATCTGACTCATCGCTTAAAGAATCGTAAAAGTTTGACAAAAGTTTTGTCGCTGCATTATCTGCTATATCTATTCCATCATTTCCTAAAGTAGTGGATGGATATGTATAAGCAGTTGCCTGTTGATATACTCCAGATAAGAATATTTGAAATTCGTCTGTGTTGCTCACAGCAGATCCTTCTGGGAAAGCAAAAGCAACTTGATCGCCGTTTATTAAATAAGAATTACCATTTACAACTGCAGCAGTTGTATTTGAATATTCCTGAGCTAAAGAAGTAAACGTAGAGCGAGTTTGCTTAAGCTTTTCAGGAATTGACACTGTCTGTAAGGTTAAATTAGAAGCATTAGGTTGATCATTAAAAGAAACAGTAGCTCCACCATTTGATACGGAATATGTGTCAGTAGCCTGTAACACACCGTCTAAAAAAGCTGCTACCTCTCCTCTGTGTGCTACAACTGCACTTAAGTTAAAATTAGTCTCTATTCCTGTGTTGTTATAGGTAATAGTAGAGGTTACGGGAAACGCAGTAATAGTAGTTGTTGCATCAGTTGGGTAAGTAGCCATTATCTATTTTTCCTTAAAGATTTCTTAATCGCGCCATTGTTTCTTAAGTCGCGGGTGATGATATCGAGAATCACTTTATCACCATTCATTTTAGGAGGAGCAACACTAACATCTTTTGGAGCACCCTGATTTGTCATATTAACAGAGATCTCTGGAGGACGTCCTGTTGCATTCATTTGGTTCAGTGCTGCGCCACCAATAGCTTTTGCCATTGGACGACGAATAACAAACTCTCCAGGCTCCAATAGTGCAGGTACTCTATCTCTTGATTTAACTGCTCCTCCTCCAGCCATATGGATAGGACCACCAGCAGCTTTCATTCTATCATCCTCAACATCAGCACCTATTGCTCTGAAAAAGTCACCTAAAGCAGAACCTAACCCCATAGCTGCTCCTACAGGTGCTAGTGCCGTTTGTGATACGAGTAATCCAGCGGCAGATCTTGAGGGATTTTGAAATCTTGATTGAGCCACTGCTCTCGCAGCCACCCCTGGACTTTGGAAGATACTTAAGGCATCAGATTGAGTAACATCGTTACCCATATCAAGTTGTTTTTGTATTTGGGCACGAGCGATTTCCGCTTGAATGAAACCAACAGGGTCACGAGCTTGTTTTTCAGCCATTGAAAATGCAGGGATAACCTCTCCGCCGCCGCCTCCAGCGCTGCCTCCTGAAAAAGTGGGTGAACCACCAAAAGGTCCGGCGCCTCCAGAAAAAGCGCTTTCATTACGAATATCACCGCCGCCAGCTCTACTACGAACTTTAGAACCATTAAACATAGCTATAAGTCGTGCAAGAGGATCAGGTTCAATACCAGCATTCATTTTCTGAAGCTGACTCATACCAAGTTTTTTAGCAGCCTCTTTACGAATTACGAATTCGCCAGGTTCAAGCATTGCAGCAACACGGTCGCGCTTCATAGTTCCACCAGCAGCTAAATGTGCTAAACCACCTGCCGTAAATAGTTTAGGTAAAAAATCTGCAATACCTTCCGCAATCGGTTTTGAAACAGTTTCTTGGAATACAGCTCGCTGGATATCCCTGAGCATATTACCGAGCATGTCTCTAAAGCCTCTTGCAAGTGCTTTAAAAGTAAATGTGCCTTCAATCAAAGCATCATTAAGCTGCATCAAGCCACTATCCACATAGTCAGCAACTATCGTTTTTGATCTTGCGAGAGCAGAATCTAATCGTGCTTGTAATGATAGTGCGTATTCAGCTTGTTCTATAGCAGAGCTTAATACAGCTTCAGCTGCATCACGATCTAATCCAGCTATGATAAGTTTATTCTTAAGTGTCTCTAATGTAGCAGCATCTTCAAGATCAAGATTCTTCAGTTTTTGAGCTAGTGTATCTTGAACTCCTTTAATTTCAGCTTCTATTGCCGCTTTTTTAGCATCGTTTAAACTATTCTGTCTACTCTCAAGATCATTTAGAAGGTCAATC